TGAGCCGGGGTACGGGGTCGGTGGCGTCCACTCGTCGTCGGTCCATGTCCACGACGGGAACGGCGAGGGCGGCTGGACCCATGAGAGCGTGGACTCGTCCCAGTAGTAACCGGGCACCTGTGCCACGGGTGGCTCCCAATCGTTCGTGTCCGTGTTCAGAACCCACGACGGAAATGGCTTCGGAGGGCTGAACCGGTCGTTGTCAGCGTCGTAGACAGCACCCAGTCCGGCGTAGGCGGTTCGCATGTTGTGGTTGTAGGAGGTCTGGACCCATGTCCCCGATTCCGGGTACAGGTCATCAAGGAAGTCGATGCCCCGCTGCTCGTCCTCCACGCCGTCGATGGTCGTGACATCGTTGTGGACGACGACCACGTTGATAACGGTGTTGGATTCGTCTAGTTCTGCGAAGTGGGCCACTAGAGCCTCCTCATGTCAGCCAACGGATCACTACGGTCCCGCTTCCCCCGTTGCCGGATGTCCGGCTGTACGTGTAGTCGTCGTTGCCCCCACCACCTCCGCCGCCTCCACGGTTCGCCGTGGCTGACGTAGCGGTTCTGGATATTCCGAAGTTGTTGGGGTATCCGTAGAGGGAACCCCCGTCCCCGGCATTACTGGCTCCGAGACCGTGCTGACCCGTACCAGATGGTCCGAACTGCCAGTAGTAGCCGCCACCGCCTCCACCCCCCGAGTAGTCGATGCCGCTGCCGGTTGCGTAGGAGTTGCTTGTCGCAGCCCCACCGTCACCGCAATAGCCGTTATCGACGGTCCCTCCGCTGTCGTACCCGACGGCTCCCTTACCGCCACCACCCCCGGAGGAGTAGGCCGCATTGCCGTAGACGTAGTAGCCCCAGCCGGAGCCACCAGCGTTTCCTTCACTAGCCGTACCCGCCGCTCCGCCAGTAGTGCTGCCCCACTCATTCGGGCCACCACCGCCACCCGACCCGCCGACATTCGGGCCAGTGGTAGTCCCGTAGTTGACGTTGTTCCCGCCTAGACCGCCACCGACCACTGTGTGACCGGTAATAGCGGTCCCACCTGAACCGTCAGCACCCCAAGCAGAAACTCCGGTGGCCGGGGCGGCTCCGCCAGCGAACACGGTGACCGTATGAGAAGCGACAGCGAGCGTCTGACCGGTCAGCGCCCTCATGCCACCGGCACCACCACCGCCCCCGCCGTACATCGTCGATCCGGTGGTTATGTAGCCGGAGTTGCCTGAGGCACCCCCGGCGACCACAAGCAGGTCGAAGGTCTTACTTGCCGGGTTGCCGGTCAGGACGAACGTGCCCGACCCCGTGTATTCAAGAGTGGTGTAGGAACCGACGGTGCGAACGGTTGGAGAACCGGTCGTTGAGTAGCCGAACGGGGCAGCCGTCGTATGGGTCGGCTCGTTGCCGTAGGTACCGGTACCGGCCTCGTTGATGGCCGCTACCCGGAACCAATACTGGGTACTAGCGGTGAGGCTGGATGCCGTGTAGGTCGTCCCCGTCGATCCGGTGTCAGCGACCTGATCGGACCACGACGAACCGTTGGTGCTGATCTGGATGTGGTAGCCGGAAACTGTGCCGCCGCCCGTGTCCGATGGAGCCGACCACGACAGGTTGATCTGCGTGGTGGTGGTGGTGCCGTTGGCGAGCGACAGGGTGCCCGGAGCACCACAGGGCTTGATGCCGCCTTGACCGGCGACTACGGAGAGGAACATACTCATTTATCTAACCGATGTTCCCGATTAGCGCCCACTTGTTAGCAGCAGTCTTGATGGCCGCAACCGTCGTATACCTGTCCGCACAAGTCAACGTACTGTCCTTGGAAGTAAGTTCTGTGACCCCGGTACCGGCAGCGAATGTGAGTGTTCCAGTTCCAAACCGCTCATAGTAGATAACGGTACCAACCGCAAACGCTACTGCTGAATCCTGCGGCAAAGTGACCACCGCCGTAGCGTGCGTTGTTCTAATGTAGTTGTTCTCATCACCAAGAGCAGGAGCAATAGCCGCATCGTTATTATCGACGGGAACAGTCAGATGGTTGGTGGTGGTGCCGGTAACCGTCAGGTTACCGGTCACCGTCAGATCGTCGGTAATCGAAACATTACCGTCAGCAACCTCTAGGGCATTCTGTCCATCCGTGCCGGTGATAACCAGTTTCTCTTCGGAGGCATCCCACAGCATGTTGTCGCCAGCGGTCCCAGAATAGAATGTGACATCCACCCCGGCACCATCAGTTCCGGCAGCAACCGCTCCGGTAAATGTCCCCCCAGCGAGAGGCATCTTCGTTGCGTCAGCAGGTGCGGCAGACCAGATCAGACCCGTTGCCGTGGTCGAATCGGCAGTCAGAACATGAGTGTCCGTACCAGCCGCCAGACGCGCCACAGCGTCAGCCGCAGTAGCAGCAATCAGATCACCCTTTACGTCAACAATGTCGTTCTGGACAACACCGGGGGTGGTGTTAACAAATGCTTCGACATCATCGAAGTTTGTGTTCATGTCCGCTGCGACAATAGTTGTCCCAGCGGCGAACGTGTTTGTAACAGCGAGCGTTGCCATTTATCTAAGTCTCCTTGGCGTGTAAGTGAACGCCAGCGCGTTTACTTCCCAATGGTTGTTTGTAGAAGGACCGCTGACTTTCATACTAATACTTCTACCTGTCCCAAGTGTGGGCAGATTCTGCACATTTGCGGTCAAACTAGAAGAGATCGCGTCCCATTCAGCAACATACGCTGAAGCAGCGTCGGCGTCATCCCATTTGGCCGTATCCCAACGAGATTGGGATACCTTCCCAGTGACCGACAGTTGAAAAGCATTCGACTGTTCCGACTTATCGAAATCCTTGTAAATCAGAATCGGCAAAGTAATCGTAGATTCAGCCGACAGCACCACTCTGGGGCGCCCCCATCGCTTCTTCACAATAGGGTCACGTCCCGTAACCCAGCGGGTTACGAAATAGGACACGATGTGAGCCTCCGTGGAACCGACATACCTGTCGCTCGTTCGGTTCTGCGCATCCTCCACATCTACGAGAACCCCGGTGTTGGCGACACAACCGCCGTAAACGGTTGATGTCGCATTCGGAGGGTTATACGCATACAGAGGGCCAACGTCAATATCGGTTGTCACCCATGCACCACCTTCCCCCATAGTGGGATCGTAAATCAGGGTGCGGCGAGCAGTTACACCATCCTCCAACCAATCCACGGATACATACAGTTTGTTGTTTCCCCACGCCAACTGCGGGGGATTAGTCTCTAGGTTTCGTATGCGCCCATCATCAATTGCTGGTTGCAGTTTAGCAAACAGCCATATGAAGCGTTCCCCGTCGTATGCGTAAACACCGTTATTGGCGTACCAGAAGAACGCCCCGAACGTGGTGGAAACCGGAGATGAGAGAGGAATCGATCCAACATCGTTAGTCAGGTTGACGACTTGGAAGGAATCAGAATCGAAACCGTAGATGGCGTGAACACTGTTGGATTTGAAAACCAGCAACCTGTCCCCTGCGGGAACAAGACCGGTGATGTAGTCTCCGCGTTCCCCTATATCAATATCTACATAGTCGGCTGCTGTCCACTTCTCCGGGTCGTTACTGTTGCTCCAACGCACGCGAGAAGGATGCGATGTTCCTGATTCGACAGTGTTGGCTGTCCACGCAAAGTTGTTCCAGAAAGTTACGTACTGGCATTGTGGAAAGTTTCCTGCCGAACCGTTCAATACGAGGCCAAGATCCGCTGCGGTGGAACCATCCCACCTGAATGAAACCTTGTCGCCAGACACGCCGTAAGCGACATTGTTCATTGTCGTGCCGTACACACGCGAACCCGCAGTTCGTGCAGTGATGCCAGTCAGGTCAGTGAAATTGCCTGTGGTCGCATAGGCGACAGCGGTGCCATGATTGACCATGATCTGTGAGGTTCCGCTATCGGTGAAGAACCCCCAGATGCCTTTGATGTCTGCACTCAGGGCGGTGGTGTTGAGGCGATCCACACCGTCGCGTTGACGGATACCGCCGCGAGGGTCAACAACCACATTCAACAAATCCGGGGATTCGTTTTCTGCAAGATTGAACTGGTCTGAACGGAGGTTCAGGCCACCAGTGAAGGCTTCTAATACCTCTAGTTTGAATTGGCGGGCCATCGCTCGCTACCAGATGACGCCACCAGTATTGGCGTAGCGCAATGCGCCATATCCCGCCAAATACCGTGACGATGAGCGGCTATTGGCAATCATCGGCTGAGGTGCCGGAACGTCAGCGTATCGACGGGCCACATTGTCCAAATCTGCTATGAACTGGGACTGATACTGATTTGCCATTACCGGGTCTTCTTGCTGCAAATACGCTTTTCCAATAGCGTAGGTAACAAGTATCGCATGGAAAGGATCTGGAAGATCGGGTTCCGTGCTATCGGAGACACCGGTACCGAACGCCGCAGCATCCCGCAAACCACGAACGTAAATAGTTTGTACCGCATCGGGTGTGGGATACAGGCGTACCGTGTCGTTCCAGTAACTCCAATTCCACGGTGAACCGGATGAGGCGACATTCAACGGGTAATTGGAATCAGCATTGTCTGAACCAATGAATCCAATGATGTGATCGTCGTTACGTAATGCAGCCACTTCACGTAAACCCTCCGTGACGGAGGCGCCTACAGTGGCAAGCGTGTAGTCCTTCTGACCAGCGACAGTGGAGAACGTGGTGGTTGCTTCAAAGAACGGCCACCGCTTCTCACTGTAGACAATCAGGTCGTATCCTTGACCAAGGATGTTGTCCATCACCGTGTCAGAAATATCGGTAGCGTCGATATCCACGATGGAGCGTACTTGTGTGCGCATTTGGGCAATGGTCATTGCCGTCATTGATTGGCTGCCTTCTGCCGGGTATGGCCGATGCAGAGAATAGACCCAGCCACGGGACGCGCTTTGCAGGGCGCCCCGTGGCGGGTCATCTCGGAACAGAACTTGTCACTAGAAATGGGAGGTTCACTCAAGTCGCCATGCACACCGGGCACCATCCTCGCACCAGAGCGTGAGCCGGGTGCGTAGTGGGATGGTGTAGAGCCGCGTGCGCCTGCGGGTTCAGCATTCCTGCTGTAAACAAGAGCGATTTCTCGTGACAAGTTATGCCCCTAGTTAGTCGGTAAGTCCGTAAATCATGCCCTGACGAGCACGGTTACTTGTGGTCAACTCGCCGTAGCACAGGATCTGTGCGTAGCGTGCATCCTGATTCGTGGGCCGAACGAACGGAGTCGTCTGGAACCATGTTTCAGTATGAGCGACCAGTCTGAGGTACTTAGTGTTCAGGAAGAACATCTTAGTATCCAGATTGGTGTCACTATCAAAGGTAACAGGGGCGCCCTTGAAGAGCAGATTCTGGAAGCCAGCATCTGCCACACGGGCGTCTGTGTACCGAAGATTCGGCTGGAGTAGAGCCTCGTAAGCCTCGTACTCGTCCTGATCGCTGATGATTATGGTCGGCTGGTCATTACCAACAGACACGTTGTTGTAAGTCTTCGCCATAGCGGCAACCGTGAGAACGCCAGCCTGATTAGTCAGGTCTGACCTCCACCAAGCATTGGCTACATCGGTGGCATCAATACCGCCAACGGTCAGCCCGGTCCCAACCAACTTGTTGAGGCCGTTCATGTCCTTGGACGAGTTGCCAGTACCATCACCCCAGAACATGGTGTTCATGTTCTGAATAATGGTTTCCTCAGCCTGCATGACCTTGCCTTCCAGCAGGTCGATGATCTCGGCTTCGCCGTTATTCTTGGCTTCCTCAATACCGTTAATCGTTACGCTGGCGGCGTACTGCTTCCACGAATACTCAGCAGCCGAAATGCCTGTCTGAGCAGTAATGGCAATAGTGTCGTCACCCGCGTAAGAACCAGCGGTTGAGTTTGTCCCGTAGATGATCGGAACAACAATCTTTGCGCCCCCACTGATGCGCCGAATGGTCTGCCCATTGGTTAGCGCATAAAACAGCGGTCGGGCAGTAAAGACGTTATCCGCCAACTTGGGGATGTAATTCTTCAGCGTGGTGCTGAGAATCTGATCAAAAGCGCTGTTACCAGCAACCATGATTATCTCCTATGTGTTAGACGTTGGATAGTTCTTCCTGCGCCAGCACAAAAGCATCGCGTAGAGAGTTCACAGCGGTAGAAACATTGCTAGACACTGTTGATTCGGTACTCCCGACCGTGGATTCAACCACGTTCGCAGCCCGCTTCTCATGCACAATGTCAGCATTTGTGGCCTTCTGCTGCACATCACCGTAAGTCATGTGAGCGTAAGCGGCCTCAAGATTGCCGATATTGTGTTTTAAAGCGTGGCTATAAAGTTCCCGTTCGTCTATGTCAGCCTTGAATTTCTCCCGAAGTCCCTCAACTTCGCTGTGCATAGTGTGCTGTCTTGCCGCTCGATTATGTTCTTCAATGGAAGATTCCATTCGTCGCAAGCGAACTTCTTCTGGGTCCAAATCTTCTTCCGGTTCAGTCTGGTTGTTGATTTGGTTGCCTCCAGCAACCCCGAAAGCGTCAGCCAAAGCCGAAACCGCTTCCTGTGGATTTGCCTCTAATGCTTGGACGATTGCCTCTCCTTGAGCCAATCTCTCGCGTTCGGATGCCAACTCCTGCGTCTTACGGGTGTAATCCGCCTGTCGCTGATATCCATTTTGAAGTTCATCCAATGTGACTTCAAGCACCTCGCCGTCGATCTTGACGCTGTACTTGTCACTTGTTGAATCTGCTTCCATAGCCATTGGAATCCTTTCGGGTATTCCTATTCAAAGGGACGTGGTGTCCCATTACAAGTTAGGCAACTCCACACCCATCTGGTTTTGAAGTTGTGCTAACAGTTCAGGAGGCACCCCTCCGGTTGCCTCAAAAGCCTGATTCGGCATTGGACCCGCCCCGCCACCCATAGGGGGTGGGGGCATACCGGGTTGACCACCGAATGGGTCTGGGGCCGCTCCGGCCTCAGCCTGCGCAGCCTCCATGTCCTGTGGTGTCTGCTGTCTAATCAAAAACTTTTCAGGGTCAGCGACACCGAAACCGAATTGGAGAACGTGTTTGACCAGTTCACCGGGATCAACGACGACGCCTACAAGCGGCCCCAAGGCGTTCATCAAAGAGATGGCTTCCTGACGGCGAGCCGTTTCGTTAAGCGGCTGCATTGAACCGCCCTGAATGTTGTAATCGTATTCACCAATAATGTCGTCACGGCTGTAAGCGACAAAGTACTGTTCATCGTCCTTGCCGGTTACACGAACCATTTGCGCTTCAGTCATGTACTGCTGCATTAGTTGCATGACCATGCGAGCCACTGTGGATACAACAAGTTCCACTGTGGCTAGTTTGTCGGCAGAACGGGCGTTGCCAGCATCAGCAATAATGCTTGCTTCCGTTGCTGTACGACGAATCTCTGGCATCTGACCACGCGAATACTCGGAGATACCCGACACCGTGTTGATGTCACCCTCAATGATTTGAGACTGCTGATAGATTTCTGGAGACAACGGGGTCTGCGGCAGGGGTGCCACGACACTACCCAGATCCCGATTTTCGTCAATGACGGGAACGAATCGACCGTCATCATCGGATTCCAAAGCCTCGCGGCCCTCTGGACCAAACGACCTCTCGTGGAACAGGTACTTGCGGGCGTAACGCTTCCGGTGGTTCACCATCTGCGTTCGTGTCTTGTTTAGTTCTTCCTGCAACGATTCGATCTGCGACAAGTCACCTATCGGATAGAACACGTCAGGAACGTCATAGTTCCGTAGCATCACGAAAGGATGCCCGAACGCATACGGCATCGGTGTGGGGTCCAGCAGGTAGTCGTCACCTGAACTAGAGCACACCGACAGGGTGCCTCGCTCAATGTCGTAGTATTCGTAGAGGCTGACTCGCTCTGCTAGATCAGCGTACTGTTCCCGTTCCGTGTCATTATCCCACCGGTAACGCACACCCGAATCAGCGGTGAGTGCTCTACGAACACCAGCCTTGAAGCGCTTATCTTTCTTAACGTCCGCCAGCGGGCGAACAATGCGTTGAACAATCCACTTGGCGTCCTCCAAGCATGTCGCTTCAGGGTCCACCAGCATGTCGAACGGGCTGATCCGCTCCACGAAAGCCTGATCTTCCACCACCTCCATAGCGGTAGCAGGCACCCCAGCGAGAAGATCCTCGTCAGTGGGGAGATCCCCGGCCATAGCAGGGTTTGCGTAAGCGAAATCTTGAACCTCTGTTGCGGCAGTAACCAGTTGCGTTTCCTGCTCAGCGGCAGTTAAGGGGCGCTCTTCTTCCACAAAGCGCCAACCAACCTTGAGCCATCCATGCCCAACGATCAGGAAGTCCTTTACGGCCCGGCGGAAAGGCTTCCGGTAGTCGTGATGTCGCCACAAATAGTTGATGACGGCTTCCACAAACACGGCGCGGTCTTCGTCGCCTTCCTTGTTTGCAGTAACCGTGATCTTAGGATGGTTCACAGCAACAGCCGGTGCGATCACATTGATCGTACTGAACGCAAGGTTGACCGAAACCCGGTCGCTTTTAGCGTCGCTCGTACCGAAATACGTTTTGCCACGGTACATGTCAATCATGCGCCGCCACATAGCGTCGTAACCCTCATCAACGCGCCAACGATGAGTTTTATCTATGCGTTCTTTAACTGTAGCGAACTGTTCCGCTTTGGTTTCTCGTGCCATTACACGGATGCCCTCTCAGGTTCTATTCCTGCCGCGCGGGCATCGGCGATTACCTTCTTCTCCCGCTCACGCAGGGTCATATGAAGTTCATCAGGGGGACATTCCCGTTCACGATAGCCGCGTCCAGTATCTATCCGGAGACCCAACAGTTTCTGACGCCACTCCCACAACTCTGCCAGTTCCAAACGACTCTTCGGACCCTTCAGGTCCGTGACATACGTTTCAAACTGTTCATAGGTGGCGTCAGGTGGCAGAATCAACTTGGATGGACGGCACTCTTCGGCTGTGCTGCCGACGGCTCAACTGAACCAGAAGTACCATGCTGGTTGAAAGGCGTTGAACGCGCTGCCTGCTCGTTGCTGCTCTGACGGACACCACCCTCGTCTGCACGAAGTGTCGCCTTCTGAGAACCACCCGGACGGGCAGGGCCATTATACAACTGGGCACTATTCAGCACAGGGTTCGCACCCATCCCAGAAGCATTAAACTTTCGGTTACTCATTATAGGACGCTCCATTCAGTCGGCTATGTCCTAAATAAAGGCTCAAGGTGTCCCACGAGCCGTGTTCAAACCAATGGTATCAATATCTGGGGTTGGATCACGGATTTGTCTACGCCACCAATTGAACGTCCAAGTGTCATCGACCTTCTGCACGTACTCCGGCACAAAAGCGTACTTTCGCATTTGGTTAGCGAGAGCCAACGACATGACCCGATCATCGTAAGGTGACCCCGACATGGAGCCACGCTCATTGCGGACAAACGTCCGCAACTCCCCCACCGTGTCCTTGCAACGCAACACCAACTCTTCGTTCTTCAACG